ACGGCTTCTTGCAAGTCGGAGACCTGGAAGTTGCGGCGGAATTTTTGGACGTAGTTACCAAGACGAGCACGGCCAGCGAACTGATCGGTGAATGTAGTAACATCTGCACCTTCGTCTACACCAGCAGTAGATGGAGTCGAAAGAGAGTCTACGGTCCACTCAGTGAATGTAGCACTAGAGCGTTTCTTAGAAGCGGATGAAAGGACGGGAGTTTCTTCGGGAGCCAAGATGGTAAGTACATCTGTGAGGTCTTCACGATTGGAAACAGCGGAACCAGGATTAGTGGTGTCGAATGTATTTGAGAAGTCTGCCATAATATTTTATATTTGAATTTAATTTATCTGTTTTGTAATTGAAGGGTTCGGAGAGTAATGAAGTCACTCTTATCACCTGATTGCTTAAACCGAGTACTCAAGTTCTTGATTGATTTACTTGCACGGCTAGAAGGCTTATCTGAGCCTGCTGCACTAGGAGTAGAAGTATTTGATGGGTTAAGTCGTACCTTAGACTTAACGTTTTTTACTTCTTTCCGACCGTAGATACTATTAGCGGCGTGCGCTAACAGGTACGGCATCTGTGCTTTAACGTCAGACGGTAAGCTAGTCATTAATGTCTCGACCCTAGGGTCGCCCATAATGGCCTGGTACTCACGCCGTGTATCGTTGTCCTCGCCTTTCATCCAGGGTAGCTCAGCTTCAGCCTGAGCACTTAGGTGCTCCTGCATCTGTTTGCTTTGCTCTACCTTCTGGATCTCTACCAAGCGAGCAGGAAGGAATTTGTCACGAGCCTTACGTGCCTGCAATAATGCATTGCGGACATCAGCCTTAGTCATCTCCTTACCTTCTACTTCCGTGACAACATCATCAGCTTCATATCCGTCTGCATTGAACATAATGTCCTCTGCCCATTCAATAACATTACTAGCATCCGTAGCTTTTGATTGCAGGTCCTCAATAGTCCCTACGCTATCAAACGGATTGTTTGTAATTTCTTGCTTTGGTTTAAGCGGATTGTTTTGCTCGGCAGAAAGTTGGGACTCCAGTTGTTGGAGTTTTTCCTCTGCTGCCTTGCGTTTAGCTGTGAGTTCTCCAAAGCGAGCTACTGCACGGCTGCCTAGCTTATCGGCTAGTTCCCGCAGTTCCACTTCGGACATGTCATCTAAATCAATCTGAGAAAGAACTTGCTCTTCTGTTTCCGCTTCGGGAGTTTCGTCTTCAGTACTCTCGTCTGATTCCTCTACTCCTTCTACTTCTTCAGTAGCAATTTCGTCGGCTACCTCTTCTTCAACCTCGGGAGCTTCTTGCTCTTCTGGTTGAGGCGTTGGCTGCCCTAAGCGTTGGATCGCAAAATCCTCTGCTGTGATATTTGTCTTTTCCACTGTAGTATTTTCAGGTTCAGCGATTCCCGTTGTGACTTCTTTGTTCATATATTTCCACTCTTCAACGCTGAGCGATAGCTATGTTTGCATTATAGCACACGAAATGTATGCTATGAAATTATTCGCTGGATGAAGTCTCTGCCCAGCTGGCCATTGTCATAATCTGATCGTAGCTTAAAATGCGACCTGATAACTGCTGTAGCTTATCAGTTGGCACCTCGTGCATTTCTGCGATGCACTCTTCACGCATCTGCTTGATTAGATCAATAAAGCGGTTAAACGAATCGTGCCGCTTTAGATGTTCAATGTCTTCTTGAATAGTCATATTAGTATTGTCCCATATCTTGGGTTCCTACTTCCCCCATCTGTGCTGGAGTTGTACCGATGCGGCCAATCTCAGCGTTCTCCATTTGTTGCATTTGGAATTGGTACTGACCTGCGTACTTCTGTAGGCGACCCGCAAAGGCTTCGTCCGCTTGTAGCTTTTGCTGGATGTCAGGCTGCTGACCGTACTGCTCTAGTACTTGCATTGCAATCTGTCCGCCGCTTGCACGAGCGGGCATTTCAATACCAGCGTAGATCTTAGTCAGGTCATCTGTAACGTCCTTGACTACTTGCTGCTGTGCATCCTCTACAGGAGTAAGTACAGAGTCCGCTAGGATTGGGTCAATGCTACTTGCTAGTACTGATAACAATTTGTCAACGTCGATGCGACCATTGCGGTCCAGTTGGATTAGTTGAGTCATCTGAGCCAGCTTAACTTCCTGGGACTTAGGGTCCGTGTTTAGTACATCGTAGTTGATAGTAATATCAAAGTTTGAATCAGGGTCACCTCGGTCCATAACTTGTGGGTCAGGGACTCCAGTTACACGGAAGAACACTTCGTCTGGACCAAAGCGTTGGAAGCAACGATAAGCCATACGCATAACCTCTGCATTGTGATGCAAGAACTTGTCCACGAGGAACTGCTTGCGTACACTAGAGATCTGAGAGTCTTCGTCTAGTCCGACTAGGCGATCTGCTAAACCCTCTAGGGTCTGCTCAATCTCAATAGATCCAACAGGTGCAGGAGGAACAGGTGCAAAGTCCAGGTCACCTTTACGGCGATAAGGAATCATACGACCAGGACCCCAGTCACTTGGTGCCTGACCTACTGGGTGCAGGATAGGAGGTAGCGTAGATAAACTGTTGCGATCAATGCGAGAGTCACGCTCTACCTTAACTTGGTTCTGGATACCACGAAGGATATCTGGGACCGTAGTTGTGTCGTATAGACGCTTGCTGTCTTCTGACAGCTTGGTGACTACAACTGGGTAGTCCTCGTAGCCATTGAGTAGCTCACGCTTGGCGTATGCAGGTGCTTCATTGTTCTCTCCGCCGTAATCCTTGTGGAATACTGTGCAGTAGATACCCTCTGAACCATCTTCAGGATCGACCAACCGCTGGTACGCATACACGATTTCTATTAGTTCATGTGCCTCGTAGGCATTATCGGTCAAGCTAGTACTGCGGCGGCCTTCCTGTTCTCTTTCAACGCTATCTATATTAACACCTCTGTAGTGCTCGATAATATATTCAACAAAATCAGCGTCCCATCCTGCGGTAGCTACCTTGTTTTCAAGTTCTTGTGCTGTATAGTAAGTCTTCCAGAAGCAGTAAGGTGCACGCTGTGGATCGGTGACGTACGCTGGAAAGAAGAAATCTCCGTCTGGTGCGAGTGTCTTAATCTCTGGTGCGTCAATCTGACGGCGTACAGTTGGAAGCTCCGCTTCCCCGAACTTGCGTAAGTCCTTAAGTGCTTTCTTTGCTCGCTTATCTGTTACACCATCAAAGATGTTCTGAAGCATAAACACTAGTTCATCGTCATTTTCACCTGACTGAACTGCACCGAAAATATTTGGGTCCATCTCTGCGATCTGCTCAAGGGTAAGCTTCTGCAGGAACTGACGGTCCTCCGTGTGCCAGCCTACATAAGTAATAAGCATTCCACGTTCTAGCAGATAGTTGGCACCTAGTTCCATTTCACGCTTGTAGCGAGGGATGTATCCGCTTGTTACCATCCACTTGAGGAATGACGATACGATCTCTGCACGAGCAATGTCGCTGGACTCTACAGGGTAGGCACGGATGTTGGACCGATTCAGCGAAGACATAAACAAGGACACCAGCCGTGTAATGCGTTCGTCAATGACGTGACTCTCTGTGTCTGATGCTCCCTCCCAAGGGAATGCATCTGCACCGTGCTTGCGGTGATCACGGCTTTTGCCTGGCCACCAGTTGCGGCGGTCATCGTAGCTAGTACGGCACAAATCAAAATAAGCTTCCAGTTCGTTTACAGTCTGGTCGTATGCGTTGCGTAACGCAGTAATGTCTGGAGAGGCATCGACATACGTCAAGGCTTCAAAGGTGGATTTATTTTGCATCTATTTTTTTCTTTGCTGATTTAGTAATGTCGTGAATGTAGCCTTTGTATACCCCAATTTTATCACATAATTCCTGTGGACGCATTGGTGTTTCAAGCTGATGCCTTACATAGCGGTTTAGATACTCCCATCCCGCAAGTCTATTGACCTGTTCCTTGATCCATTCTGGATCTAAAGTAATGTCATCTTCACTTAACATAGCGATAGGAGGTTCCTGTTTTGTCAGTGATAGCCTCGACGTTTACATTCTTTCCAGGAGTGAAGTGATTCTCAAACTTGCGAGGGATTACCACTGGGACCTTCTTCTGTATCTCCCTGATATACACATAGATATAACTTTTGTTTGGAGCTTTTGAGTGCACTGCACCACGGTAACGCTTGGGCGTAAGCTCAGGAATATCTACTGCCTCCTCTAGCATAGACTGCCCCTCTTCGTTGATCCACCTGGCCTTGCCA